CAGTAATTAGCTGAAGCATATCTATCTGGCTTTTGAAAAATATTAACTGCACATTGTTTTGCTGTTAATATTCCTGCCATAATATGTGGAGTAAATTTACAAATTTTATATCCATTTCTTCCTTTTTGATAATTGTTAGAATGAGCAATATAAGCACCTTGTGCCAAACTTGACATTGTTCCCATTATTCTTCCCCCTCCTCTTTACCATTACTTAATTCTACTTCCATTTCTGGTGTCATTTCGATTTCTTCGTCGATAATTTTGTTTTCTTCCATAATGAAGACCTCCTTTTCAATAATAAAAACCAGAAGATTTTTTAATTTTCTTCTGGTTTCTTTAAAATATAAGAATTTAATTCTTATTTTGTTTTTGTAGCATCATATATTCCTCCTGCTGCAGTAGCAGAAAAAATACATAATATCAATGCATATAAAATATTAGTATTTAAGCCTGTTGCAAATACCAATATTCCAGCAATAATACCTATTATTATGTTTTGGTATGGTATATAATCTTGTGTTGCCCAATTAAATTTTTTTGCTAATGTACCAAACACTGCAGTTACTAAAGCTGTAGCAACTGCTATTATAATATCTACTGTTAATTCCATAAATTCCACCTCCTAACTTAAACCTATCTTTGATAGTACAAGTACCATAACAGCACCTACAAAAACATAAAAAAGATAATCAATGAATTTATCCCATTTCTTACCTTTTTCATTTACATTTTGATGTTTTGTTGCTATTATTTCTTGTAAATTGTTATCTAATTTAGTATTTATTTTTTCTACACTATCTTCCATTCTGCCTATTCTAAAGTCCATTTTTTGCATTATTGCATAGGTTTTTTCTAGCTCATCAATTCTAGTTTCTGCATCATCAATTCTTTTATGTGCAGATTTGGCACTTTGCTCGTTTGAAATTATTTTTTCTATATATTTTTCATCCATTATCTGTCCTCCTATTGCAATTCATTTTCAATTGCTTGGACCTTTTCTTCAGTATCCTTTATTCTATTTTCTATTTGTATCCATCTTTCATTACCTGTATCTACTCTTTTGTTATAGTTAACTTCATGAAGTATAGTAAATGCTATATCTATTATTAATACTACAATTACAATTATCATCAAAGCAATCAATTTAATATA